CACGTTGCTGCAGCAGCATCAGGACCTACTCGAAAAAACGATTCGCGTAAAAGAATTTATGTTGAAGTCAACTCTGGACAAATACGTATATGGAAACTCCTTTAGTTCTATGTACCAACCGTTCAGTCGTTTTTTGAAGTGCCCTAAATGCAGCCAATCTACTAACATCAAATTTATTGATTACTCATTCGATATACAGGCCTTCACGTTTACGTACCGCTGTCAGGGATGCAGCCAAAAAGTAGTCGCCCGCGAGGAGCATATCGATGACCGAAAGTTGATGCTGGCTAAGGACATCAACTTCATCCGATGGGACCCAAAGCTCATCGATATCGAACACAACCCTTTCACAGGTGAATCCGTATACTACTACACCATACCTGAGGATTATGCTTCTCGTCTGCGCCGCGGACAAAAGCATCTTGTAGATACGTCGCCTATCGGATTTCTCAAAGCGGTGAAAGAGAAGAAGCCCTTCAAGTTCGCCCACGATGCCATCTTCCATATGAAGTACAGCGCTCCTGCCGGCGTCAATCCGCAGTGGGGTCTGCCTCCAGTGTTGCCGGCGTTGGACCGATTCTTCTATACACAGATTCTTCGAAAAGCGAACGAGGCTATCGCGCTCGAGCACCTCGTACCTTTCCGTATCGTGTCTCCTGCCCCGGCTTCAGGTAACGGGGATCCTATCCAGTCCATCAACTTGAATCGGTGGATGGAGAACGTGAAGACCAATGTCCAGGCATGGCGCAACGACCCACTGCACATCATGTATGCGCCTATCCCACTCACGGTCTCGCAGCTAAATGGCCAGGGGCGCGCACTCCTCACGCTCGGAGAGCTCCAAGAAGCAGAGAAGTCCATCGTGGCCGCTCTGGGAGTTCCCCTGGAGTTCCTCTATGGAGGTCTTACTGGACAGGGCATGAGCGCGACGATGCGCATGATTGAGAACCAGCTTGCAACGCACGTCAGTGACCTACTCAATCTCTTGCAGTGGATTGATGATTCCTGCAGCAAATTCCTCGGGTGGGCATCCGTTCCGGTAGGCATGACTCCGTTCCGTATGGTGGACGACACGGACAAGAAGTCCATGACCTTCCAACTCTGGCAAGCTGGCGTCCAGGGTATCGGACCCCAAATTATCTCGACGACAACGATGGCCGAGATTAACGAGATCGACACGGCAAAGGAAGACGGGCGGATAAAAGAGGAAACGATACGGAGTCAGCGGCGCCAAAAAGAGATTGATATCGAGCTCAAGAAGATGCAAAACGACATGGCGTCGCAGATTCAGCAGCAGGCCGGTATGAATCCACAGGGCTACGACCAGCAGCAGATTATCGCGAACGCGGACAGCATCGTGCAACAGCTAGCCGGGGCAGACGCCTCTACTCGGAAGAGCCAGCTGCACCAACTACAGACAGAGGATTACATTCTATACTCCGTCGTTATTCAGCGTCTGGAGCAGCAGGATACAGTTGCACGCCAACAAGCTACTGCGGGAGCCTATTAAATGAGTTTTGTAGAAACAATAAATGCAGCGCAGAACGACTTCGTCGAAGACCCTACCGTACCGATGGACAACATGTCCGCGGTCTTTGGCGCGCAGCCAAGCCCGGTCAAAGGCAAAAAGAAGCCTATGGGCCAGGGGGTAAACTGCACGGGACACACAAAAGTATTCCTGCTATGGAGGCCTTGGACCGCGTGTTCACGCTGCATACGCGATATCGAACACGGGTCAATACTTCTTCCAGACGACAGTGACCATACGTGTCCCCACGTACAATCCGAGAAGTTCGAAGAGATTCTCAATAAATGTCTGAGTGGCGACTTCTTAATCCAGACACAGGAGTATTTCACGCTTCAGGACGGGACACGCTGCGTGCACATGGTATGGTTAGAGCTCAATTCCGACGGGCAGAGAGCGTTACTCCGTAAGGAAACAGCAAAAATATTCTCTCCAATGCACTCTGAACTTTTTGAGGAGCGCGCAGCAGAAGACGCGCAACTCAAGGAAGATAGCCAAATGGGTGAGATGGAGGAGTACGAGGAGCCACCAGGTACCGGCAACCAAAAAGAAGCCCCGGAAGCTTCTGATGATGTACCGCGTGATTAACGCCTCCGGGGCATTTTGTTATTTACGTAGCACTGCTAGCAGCAGCGCCGCGAGTATCACTGCGGGTTGGATGACCATGCATTCTCACCTCCTTTCAAAGTCGGTGAAAGTGAATGTCTCCTCTCTATGTTCTTGTACCACAATCGTGAGGTGATTCGGATGTCTGACCTGATGCCTATACTGATGAATCCAGATGATAAACGCGAGATGATTAGGAAAAAAGTAATCTCGGGTTTAACCGATTCTTTCCCTATAACGTCAAGGAATAAGACCATCGAGATTACCGACGTATCTATGCCCGCTCGTGACTATACGTCCAATGAACAGAAGACTGCGATACTCCGAGGAGACACGTTATTCGAGACGGTAAAGGGAACCGTAAAGATAAAAGATGCCAAGACTGGAGACGTTTTAGACGAGACCAAGAACTTTACGCTGGCGCGTGTTCCCTGGTTTACCCCGAGGCATACGCTTATCGTCGGGGGGAATGAGTATTCCATCTCGAACATGGTGCGACCTAAGCCCGGGGTTTACGCTCGAAAGCGCGCTAACGGAATCCTAGAGGCCAGCTTTAACACCGTTGGAACATCCAACTTCAACATAACGATGGACCCGGAGAAGGGCGAGCCTGAGTTGGAGTACGGGTCTTCTCGTATTTCTCTCTACCCTATTCTCCGAGCTGCAGGTGTAAAGCACGACGAGATTGCAAAGAGTTGGGGTACTGCCCTGGCGGATGAGAACCGCAAGAAACTAGAGAAAAATTCCCCGCGAATTATCGATAAGCTCTACAAGAAAGTTGTCCCTACGTACGGCCAACAGGCGGACCTAGACCCTCAGGGAAAAACGACAGAGATTTTCCGTAGGTATGGGTTGGCTAAGATGGACCCTGACGTAAACGAAAGAACTCTTGGGACTCGATATGCTTCGGTAACCCCGGAGAGTCTTCTCGATGCTTCTGGGAAAGTACTCAAAATTTTCAGAGACCCCGAGGAAGTAGACGACCGAGATAACTTAGATTTCAAAACAGTTAAATCCGTCGATGATTTCTTCAACGAGCGCATACACCTAGACGCACGTGAGATAGGGCGAAAAGCCGCGCTAAAGATGGAGACAACTCCTACTGTTCGCAAAGCTATGGCTCCGGGGGCCTTCACTGCGGGTATCGTAAAGTTCATCACGAGTTCTCAGTTGGCAGCTATCCCCACGCAAACTAATCCTTTAGAGCTCATAGACTCGGCTGTCCGTATCACGTCTCTCGGCGAGGGTGGTATCAGCTCGGAGAGAGCTATCCCGATGGAAGCACGGATGATACATCCGACGCAAATCGGGGCCATTGACCCAGTGCGTACGCCGGAGACGTTTCGAGCAGGTATCGACGTACGCGCAGCTCTAGCGGCTCGTAGGGACAACGCCGGCAACATTTATATCCCGATGAACAACGTCAAGTCGGGAAAGACTGAGTACATACGTGCGGGAGAGATTTCTTCTTCTACCGTTGCGTTTCCGCAGCAGGCATTACGCGGTAAGGTATCCGCGCTTGTAAATGGACGTATAGCGAGTGTTGCGGCGTCTAAAGTGAAGTATCAAATCCCGCATTCTTCGATGATGTACGGGCCGACGTCAAATCTCATTCCTTTTATGGAATCGAATCAGGGCAACCGCCAGTTGATGGGTTCAAAGCACCAGACCCAGGCGATATCCCTGGTGGACCGAGAAGCTCCTCTGGTACAGGTAGCGACTCCGAGTGGGCGTTCCTTCGAGTCTGTGATGGCTACTATCATAAACCCGGTAGCTCCGATATCCGGAACAATTTCCAAGATAGACGGAGACTACATCTATATACGTCCGCACACGAAGCAGGCCGCAGCTAAGGACGATCTGGTTCGGGTTTCTTACGATACCTTTTTACCCTTGGCGTCGAAGACGTACCTTAACCACGACGTATCGGTAAAAGTCGGCGACGACATTAAAGCCGGAGAAGTGCTTGCGGAGTCAAACTTTACGAAGGATAAGACTCTAGCATTAGGGAAAAATCTTTCTGTGGCATACATGCCCTACTACGGAGCTAACTCGAATGACGCGGTAGTTATCAGCGAGGGGGCGGCTAAGAAGTTAACGTCTGAAAGAATGTACAAGATGGTTATCCCACGCGATGCGGATATGGTTTTCGCGAAGGATAAACACAAAACGTATTACGGTCACACGTACGGGTACGACTACTACTCTGGCGTAGACGAAGAAGGCGTGGTTAAACCCGGAGCCAAGATTAACGGAGGAGAACCGGTTGTTTTCGGTCTTCGTAAATCAACGCTGACTCCTGACGATATCCTCCTGGGCCGTTTGCATAAGTCTCTGGTACAGCCGTTCCGGGATGCAACGCAGACTTGGGACCATGATCACCCTGGGGAAGTCGTAGACGTTGTAAAAACGCCTAAGCGTATCGCGATAACTATCAAGACCAGTGACCCCATGCAGATAGGCGATAAGCTCTGCTACACAGAAGATACGGAAGTACTTACCGCGTCGGGATGGAAGAGTATCGGGGACATCACGGAAGAAGACGCATGTTATACGCTTACGGAGGACGAGAAGATTGAGCTCCATCGCCCGACCCATATCCATGCGTACCCTTCTGCAGACCAGTTGTTCTTGCTGCGCTCTCCTCACGCAGACCTGTCCGTTACGGTAGCACACAGCCAAGTAACCCGGGCTGAAGGTAAGATAAAACTAATCCCTTCTTCGGAGTTGGTTGGAAAAACTTTTCAGCTGGTAAAGACGGGTCTTTGGGATACAGAGGATTCACCCCAATGGGATGCTTGGTGTGCACTTCAGGGTATCTACGCTACAAAAGGATATGCACGTCCCATCGTGTTGACGGGCAATGAATTCGAGCGTTGCGTCGAAATCTTCCTGCGTGCCCGTATTCTCGAGCAAGACATGGAATGGTTGAAGGAAGTCATTTCAGGCGTAGGACTAGCGGACAAAGACTACAAGATACAAGACGAAGCGCTTGTTATTCGTGACCCCTCTATCTATACCGAGTTCGTGAAACTAGGAGACATATCAGAACGACGTCTTGACCCGCGTGTTTTTGAGATGTCTGCCAGGCAAGCGAATATCGTTATCGATAGTATCCTTAAGGCGTCCGGACACCAGATCGGATCGTCGGGGACGGACCTCTGCATTGTATTCTCCCGCGGTTTAGCGGATGACCTGCAGAGGCTAGCACTGCATGCGGGATACTCTGCGAACATTTCGGTGCACACCGTTAAGCGTCCGCAGTTTGCTAAGCGATACATCATCCGCTTCTTGAAAAAGCGCTTGTATCCCGTCATCAATAGTCTGCGAAGCTCCGTGAAGACGCAAACGAGGATAATCGATTCCAATGTTCCGGTTTACGGAGTAACAATACCTAACCATACGCTCTATGTCCGGGTCAATGGAAAGACGATTTGGTCAGGTAACTCCGGAAGGTACGGAAATAAGGGCGTGGTATCGGAGATTGTACCGGACGACCAGATGATTAAGGATGAAGCCGGCGATCCCATTGACCTCCTGCTAACATCCGCAGGTGTTGTTTCCCGTATCAACCCAGCCCAGATTATCGAGACTGCGGTAGCGAAGGTTGCGTATAAAACAGGTAAGCCTATTATCGTAGAGAATTTCACGGGTCGGAATAACGTGAAATGGGCTAAGGACCTTCTCAAGAAGCACGGGGTTAAGGATAAAGAGACCGTCTTCGACCCGAAGTCCGGTAAGCAAATTCCTAACGTATTCGTGGGTAAGCAGTACGTCTTCAAGATGTTCAAATCTACGGATACGAACTACAGCGCCCGCGGTGTAGACAGCTATGACGTTAACCAGCAGCCGACTAAGGGTGGTAAAGAAAGCGCTAAATCTCTCGGAAGGATGGAGTTTGACGCGCTTGTTTCGCATAACGCCCGAAACGTACTGCGTGAGAGCTCTACGATTAAGAGTCAGAAGAACGATGAGTACTGGCGTGCTGTTCAGCTCGGTTACCCGACGCCGCCTCCCCGTACGTCTTTTGCTTCGGACAAGTTCTTCAACATGCTAACGGGAGCTGGAGTCCGCGTAGACCGCGTAGGCTCGAGAATTTCTTTGGCTCCTCTGTTAGACGAAGATGTTCTTAAGATGTCCGCAGGAGAAGTAAAGGACGCGAAGCTCGTAAGCTCCAAGAACCTGATGCCTGAGCGTGGCGGTCTGTTTGACCCGGCTGTTACGGGCGGACTCAAAGGAACGAAATGGTCGCATATCGGACTCGCAGAGCCCATCGTTAATCCCATCTTCCGCGAGCCTGTCCGACGTCTACTTGGTATGACCTCGACACAGCTTGATTCGACCCTGAAAACAAAAGGGGCGGACTTTATTCAGAAAGAACTGAAGAAGATAAACGTCGACCAGCTAGAGAAAGACCTGCGCAATAAGGCGAACAATAAGAAGGGAAATACCTTAGACGATTATACAAAGCAGATTAAGTATTTACGCGCACTACGGAAGCAGAATATTACACCCGACAAGGCGTACATTATCAATAACGTTCCAGTCCTTCCCCCGGTATTCAGACCAGTCATTCCTGGGAAGGGTGGGCAGGAGATTATTTACGGGGACATTAATCCGCTATACCGCGATTTAGTGTACGTAAATAATCAGTTTAAAGAACTTAAGTCTTCCGGAAAACTCCCGGAGGAAGATGCGAACATGCGGGGTATTCTCCAGGATGCCGTCGGAGCAGTGTACGGAGTGAATGACCCTGTTACACAGAAATCCATAGGACGAGGTCACAAAGGTTTTCTGACGTATATCGCGGGTAAAGGAAGTCCTAAGTACGGATACTTTCATTCAAAACTCGTCACACGTAAGCAAGATATCGCAGGCAGAGGGACGATGGTTCCAGATTCAACCTTAGGGTTGGACGAAGTAGGGCTTCCTGAGACCATGCTCTGGACGATGTATGCACCGTTCCTCATAAAGAGACTGGTATCGCAGGGTTATCCCGCGCTGCAAGCAAAGCAGTTGGTAGCGGATAAGCATCCCGCCGCGAAGGACGCTCTGTATCGAGAAATAAAAGAACGCCCCGTGATGATTAACCGAGCTCCCACGCTGCACCGCTACAACATCGTCGGCGCATACCCTGTTCCAATGGCCGGGCAAACGGTCAGGATTAATTCTTTCACGGATACACCGCTAGCTGGAGACTTCGATGGAGACGCGGTTATGATACACGCTCCCATCTCTTCGAAGGCGATAGACGAAGTGAAAGCGATGACGCTGTCGAACATCCTCTATAGCGACAAGAGAAGAGGAGACCTTCTCGTAGCGCCACAGATGGAAGCGATGATGGGTCTCTCGCAAGCGACAATGCCGTCGTCCGTTGGACCCGTCAAAAAGTACAAGACAAAAGCCGCGGCTCTCGCGGACTACAATGCGGGTAAACTTTCTCTGAACTCTAAGGTCATCATAGAGGACATGAAAAAGTGACTTCACCCACACTCATCTCGGGACCTGCGCAGAAACTGACGAAGCAGAACGTCACAGACTATTA